AATCTTACTGCGATTGCTAAAGAAGCAGCAGCTAAAGCACAAGCTGAGGCAGGACAACTTTCGCAGCTTAGCGCAACATTGACTTCGGCTTCTAAGGGTCTCACTGAGGGGCTATCAAGTGTTGGTAAGGCAGCCGGTCAGCTAACTAATGCAATAGGCGGCGTAACCGGCGCATTAAGTGGTGCATCAGCCGCTCTTAAAAATGTCGGAGGCTCATTAAGTACTCTAGCTGATAATGCGAAAAGTATATCCAACACTGTAAACACTGCGACCGCATCTGTATCCGGTGCATTAGGCGCAGTATCGTCATTAACCGGTTCAATCAAGTCAACTACATCTTCGTTAAGTTCGATTACAAGTTCAATGCAAAATACTGTTGCTGGCGTCAGTGGAGCCGTCTCAGCAGTTAACGGTTCACTTGGACAATTAACTAATAAAATTAGTGGATCAGTTGGATCATTTGCTAATACCCTAAACTCCGTATCTACTGCCGCAACATCTATTACTAGCACTGCTAATAAGATTACTGGGGCAATTGATAATGTAAGTAGTCTTGCTGGCGCGGGTCCAGCTCTAGCAGCAGGCGGCACGGCTGCATTATCTACTGCCGCATCAACTGTTGCTAAAGGTGCGTCTGCCGCAGTGTCATCTCAAGTAGCATCTGGTATTAGTAATTTAGCAGGTGGCATTAAGTCGGTATCCTCGGTACTCGACAAAGCAACCGGGGCAGTAAACAGCATTCCGGGTGCAGGCAGTCTTACTGGGCTTATTAAGGATGCACAGACATCAGTAATGAGCGGACTACAAAGTGCGGAAAAACTTGCAAATGATATCGGAGGGCAATTAGATAATCTAACTGCACTTGTATCTAAGGGCTTGCCAGCCGGGGCAGCAGCAGAACTAGCATCATCGGTGTCAGCACTTAGTGCCGGCGGTGCTGCTGCCATCAAGCTTCCTGCTGTAGGATTTAATACTACCGATAGAGGCTCAATCACTTCGCAAATTAAATCTGTTCTTGGCAATCCTAAAATCCCGACACCAAATCTACTGGGTGAAATTACTCAGGATGTTAAGGATCAAGCACAGAAACTACTTGATGTTGGTAAAAAATATCAGCAGCTTCAAGATAAACTTGCTGAATTTGATAAAAAGATTTTTGAAAAATCAAAAGCATATAATGAAGCAGAACTAAATCTCCCTGCAGGAGATCCTGCAATTGAAAAAGCACTTGCTGAATTTGATAAGGCAACAACTGATCCTGAATACGCTAAACTTTTAGATGACATCATTAATTTAGATAATATTAATAATGTTGCCGGTGACCTTCTTGCTGGTGCCGGAGAGACTGCTAGTGGAATTGCTAACGCAGCATCAAGCTTAACGTCTGGACTATCTGAGTTAACAGGGTCATTGACCGGCGCGGTAGGAGGGATATCTAGAGGAGCATCTTCACTTAGTGGTTCACTGACTTCTTTAACTAAAGCAGCAACATCGGTATCATCTACCGCTTCCTCAGTAAATTCAACTATCAAATCAGTTACGAACTCAATTACTACAGTAACCTCTAGTGCTACGCAAATAACGGCTACTGCTAAAACAGCATTGTCCTCAGTTACTGGATCTGGTGCAACTGCAATTGAAGGTATACAAACAAAAATAAATACAAGTAAAGCAGAGTTGAATAATACAATTGCGGGTATTATAGGCCCTTCAGGAAATGGATAAGGAATAACTAATGGCACAGTATGTAGGGTTTAGTACTAAAGACGCTTGTAAGCCAAGAACTACTAATGCAGTAGGTGGAATCGATAACGGCGTGGGCGGCATTCGTCAACCTATTGTTTGGGGAAAGAAATATAGATTAACTGATACCCAGTTAGTGACACAAGATTTCTTAAATGCTCTTAATATTCCTTTAGGTAGTAAAGTAGGACAGCCGGGCTTCGGAACTAAAGTTTGGAGCTTCATATTTGAACCAAACACTTCAGATGTGCAATTCCAGTTAGAAAATGAAATCTTTAGAGTTGCAGCGCAAGACCCTAGAATCATTCTTAATTCAGTTAAAGCATTTCCTAAAGAAAATGGTATCTTATTAGAAGTTGAGCTTGCAATTAACCCATTCAATCAACCAGAACTGATCAGCATATTTTTTAATAGCGCAACTAATACAGCTACGTTCATTTAACAAAACCTGCTCTTTTCCTAATGATAAATACATGAAAAGAGTATTAATCTATGGCAACAAGTTCAAGACAATCTGCGTTGTTTGGCCTCAACGACTGGAAAACTATATACCAAACGTTCCGTGAAGCCGACTTTAGAAGTTATGATTATGAAACCCTACGCAAGAGTTTCATCGATTACCTTCGTGTATATTATCCTGAAACTTTCAATGACTACACTGAATCAAGCGAATTCATTGCGCTGCTTGATGTTATTGCATTCATGGGTCAGGGTCTTGCATTCCGCGGCGACTTGAATGCTCGTGAAAACTTTATTGATACTGCCGAACGCAGAGACAGTGTTATTAAGCTTGCCAATCTTGTTAGCTATACTCCAAAAAGAAACATTGCAGGTCAAGGCTACTTAAAAGTATCTAGTATCAGCACTACGCAGAACATTACTGATATCAATGGATTAAATCTTAGCAATCAAACTATTCTTTGGAATGACCCGGCTAATCCGAACTGGCTCGAACAATTCAATACCATTGTAAATGCTACGCTAGTTAATACTCAACGAATCGGTCGCCCCGCTAATATTTCTGAGTTAGCAGGTGTTAGTACTAGCGAATACACCATGCAGATTCCACCTAATGCATTGCCTATTGTTCCGTTTAATAGCACCATCGATGGTCAGACTATGAATTTTGAACTATGCAGTGTTTCAACTGTAGATTCAACTAGTGTATATGAAATTCCACCAGCACCAACTGGCAGATTCAATATGGTGTATCGCAATGACCAATTGGGCTTCGGCTCTGCTGAGACTGGATTCTTCTTCTACTTCAAACAGGGTAGTCTTCAGAATTACGATTTCACCTTGCAACAACAAATCAGTAATCAGAATATTCCTATTGATGTTCAGGGCGTAAACAACAGTGACACATGGTTATTCCAACTCAATGAAGATGGTACTAGAACACCTTGGAAGCAAGTAGAAAATGTATATGCAGACGCATATTTGCAAACTGAATTCTCAGACAGAAAGATTTTCTCAGTAGGTTCTCGCTTCAATGACCAAGTAACTTACACATTCGGTGACGGGGTGTTTAGTCAGATTCCAGTTGGCAACTTCCGTGCATACGTAAGAGCAGGAAATGCGCTGACATATGCAATTAGTCCTAGTGAAATGCAAGGCATCTCAGTCACCTTCACTTACATCAGCCGCTTAGGTAGAGCAGAACAAATTACATTTGGGCTTGAACTACCGTTAACAGTGAATACTGCTCAAGCTCGTGAAACTCTTGATAACATCAAGCAACGTGCTCCTACTCGTTACTACACACAAAATCGTATGGTTAATGGTGAAGACTATAATAACTTCCCATACACCTTGTATAGCTCTATCATTAAGAGTAAAGCAATCAATCGTTCAAGCGTAGGTACATCTAAGAACTTAGATTTGCTAGACCCTACTGGTAAGTATTCTAGTACTAACAGCTTTGGTAGCGATGGCGCGCTATATCAAGACAACGCGGATGGCTTCTTGAATCTAACTATTAATAATACTAGTGACATTATTGCTTTCTTCACTGATACACTGTCAAATATATTGTCATTGAACAGAGCGACCCAGTATTATATTCAAAATTATACAAGATATCCTGTCAATGCAGCATCAGGTGACGGGACTGTTTATTGGAGAACAAGTACAGTAGACACCGGCACTGAATCAGGTTACTTCTATACAGTTACCGGTAGTTTAGAGCAACCACTAAGTGTTGGCATCTTCAACAGCCAAAACATGAAGTATGTAACAACCGGCGCTATCTGTAAGTTTATTGCACCTACTGGATTCTATTTCGATCTTGCTACTAACAGATTAGTTCAGGGTATTCCTCCTAGCCCCGAACAAACTTATATTTGGTCAACTATTCTTAATGTTGCAGGTGACGGTAGCAATAATGGCAACGGTAGTTTTGCTAATGGTGTTGGTCCTATTAAATTAAATGGGTATGTTCCCACCGATATACAGATTGCAGAGATAATTCCTGTATTCGGCAATGCGTTCCCGACAACGCTGATTCAAGAATGTTTATTCAGAATGGAATTGCAACAAGACTTTACATTAGTGTTTAATAATTCATTGATGATTAATCAAGATCGGTGGTCTATTTCCGGCTTTACTGATCCGAATTATTTTGTAAAGTTCACTAGCACTGGCGCAAATACATATAGCATTACTTACCGTTCATTGACATATTACTTTGGAAGTGTCGCTGATACTAGATTTACTTTTGCTAAAGATGAACTAGTATACGACCCCTTTAGTGGAAAAATCATTCAAGATTTTGTCAATA